CGTAATTTCGGTCACCTCAATGGTTCGGCCAAGTATCCTGATACTAATGTACGGCCATATGAGCAGTATGAGAATGATTTTGATTACACTCGTTGGGACCCCAACACCACTATAAAACTATGCCATGCGAATCTAACCGACGATTACAACAACACGGTTAAATTCAGAGATGACGGCGAGCGTGACGCTTACTACGATAATATCAGCGACAGCATCACGCTCACCACCAGCGTCTACATTCAGCCGGGCGAGTCTGTCAAGGTGCCGATACCATTTCAGACACTACGGAATTATAATTACTGTTACATTGATTTTGGCGCTGAGTATCCTAAAAACGGCGGCAACCTGCCACATTATGATAATGCGATAAAACGCTATTACTATTTCGTTAAAAACGTTGAAAACGTGTCGCCCAGCACGTCTAAAGCTATCATAACGTTGGACGTGTGGACTACGTACATCAATCATATTGACATCAATAATCTGATATTGGAGCGCGGCCACGCCGCAATGAAAGTAACCGCAACACAATATCTAACTAATCCACTCGGCAATAACGATAACCTTTTAGCGGCTGACGTCAATTACGGCAATGGAGCGGAAAACATTTCCAGCGCGCACGATTACGCGATAAACGGCGGACGTAAATATCTATGCCTAGCGTGCGTGTTCAATCCTGCGCAGCTGAACGCAATGGCCGGAAATGCTCCCGCGACGACCCAGGACAGTGCTCCGCAATATGATGGCGCCGGCATTGTAAATGTCGGTTACGGTTATGGGGCCGGTGGTTATGACGTAAGCGGACAAACGGCTGAAACGAGTGCCTATCAAACCGTATCCGATTACACTGCTAACGGGTATGATATCTATGCTATTGATTTAGCAACGATGACCAGCGATTATATAGACGACATTTTCACTAGATTTCCGAGTATAATGCATGGCATTAAAGCCGCATTCATACTGTCGGAAAAACAGATGGCTAAAACATCCAATGCCATTACCGTAAACGGCATAGTATGGACTCGCATAAAAAACAGCAACAGTAAAATAGCCGACATAACGCTATCTAAAACAGATTTCAACTACCCCGAAAATATAGCCGAAATAGCAAAACTATATACATACCCATACGCGGCACTGGAAATAGCCGATAACCTCGGACAGTCGAAAACAGTGAAAATCGAGGAAACCGGCCACATGTCGCTGCAATCCATCGTATCCGTGGCATGGCCGATACTAACCAGCATCAACTATCTGAGCGGCGTGAAAAGCGACGAATATTCGACTGTCGCCATAACCGATGTCAATGGAAATCAACAGACTGTTTCCGACGACAACGGTGACGTCGCCGCTACATTGCTACGCTATGACATACCCACGTTTGCACTGCATCTTTCCGGTCGCAATCGCAAGCGAGCCAACGGCTACGCTACGGAAGTAATGCAGACGCGCGGAAACTCCATACTGTCGCATGACAATGCCGTGCGCTCCGCAAACGTCGGACTGACCAACAACCAAAACGCCAATGCCACCAGCGTTAGCAACACGGCTCGCAGCGGAGCCAACGCCAAAAGCAACAACGATGAGTCTGTTAATCGCAACAATGACAACGTGGCGAAATCGAACACGCAAAGCAGCGATATCATGCAATTCGGACAGGACAATGCCACGAAACTGCATGACATCACCAACGTCAACATACAGAATTCCGCTAATCTCGACACCAGCACCAACACGCTTCTGACCGACACCGACAACAACTCGACGGTGCAGCAGACGACTGCGGCAGTCGCTACGGGTGCCGCTACGCTCATAGCAGGTGTCGCGGCAGGAGCGGCAACCGGTGGCATAGGCGCAGTCGGCATGGTCGCGGCAGGCAGTCAGGCCGCGTCATTGGGATTGACGGGATATTCCAGCATGGTCGGCATGGCTAAAAATACGACGCAAGCCGATCAGATGAACGCGGCCACCAACGGCAAGGCGCTATTAGCTGAAACCATGAACGATAGCGTCACGGCGCAGCATAATAAGTACATAGCGCAAATAAATGACAAACAGATACAATTATCGACCGATATAAACAACCGTAGCAACACGTTTGCCGCCAATGTCACCAACAACAACGTCAACACGGCCAATGCCAATGCGTCCGACACTGCGTCTACGAGCAATGCCAATGCGCAACGCTCGCGAAACAACGGCGTCGATATAGCCAATCGCAATATGGTCAACACTCGTGATAACGTCAACGCGGCCTATCTAGCGGCTAATCTTTCTCCCGCGTCGGACGTGTCGCAGAATAGCGGCGACGGACTTGCCGACTCCATCGGCAAACGTCGGTATATGATTAAAATCAAAACACAGTCGAAAAGCGCGATAATGCAGACCGGCACGTATTTCGCAAGATACGGCATCGCGTGCAATAATATCGTCGCAGTCGATAATCTTATCACCGAAAAATATTTCAACTATTGGAAAGCGCTGGACTTGTGGATTACGTCGGATATCATGACATCCGATGACATCAATATCATTCGCGATATTTTCATTGCCGGTGTAACGGTATGGAAAACACCGAACGACGTAGGCCGCGTCAACATCTACGACAATCTAGGAGCATGACATGGGATACAAAAGGACGCATAAGCAGCGCATGACGCGCAGGCAGATGGGCGAGAACGGGGGAGCCTATCAGCAAAGCGAAGCGCTTAATTCCGACATCTACGCCAACGCCCGCAATGAGATGATTAACATTGCGCTCACAAGATTCAAATGGGTCAATCTTCCGGAAACGTGCGATGAGCGTTTCCTCGAATTCGCTTTGCTTACTCAAGGCTATGCGACGATCGCGTTCCCCTCGAAGCAACGATATTCATGGTTCAGTACTCAGGCCGTCATAGACGGCGGCAGACAGTTGAACGTGTATTATAATCCGAGTAAATGGCGCTCATACGGCATAAACGGCTGGAGCTTCTATGTCAACAACAATAACGGCGTTTTCCTTTACGGCAATCGGGCGCGCAGCTCGCTGCTCCCCATGATTGATTTCTACGCGCATGAGATAGAGGACATCTATGCCACCAAGCGCATGAACCGGATGCATCAGAAACTGCCATACATTCTCACAGTGCCTCCCGAACAGGAGAACGCCGGCACCAACCTGCTCAAGCAAATCGTCGGAGGGGAACTAGCAGTACTGGCCACGCCGCAAATGACCGAGGACATGAAAGCCGCTGTACTCAAAACCGACGTGCCTTATCTCGGTTCTGAATTGCAGACGGATATTCAGAACGTGTGGAACGCTTTCTACGAGTCGTTCGGAATAAAATCGTTGCCATATAAGAACGAACGGCAAACGGCGGACGAAATACAAGACTACGACGAACCAACCGACCTGAGGGCATTGAGCGAACTTGAAGCGAGGCGCGACGCATGTCAAAAGCTGAACAATCGTTTCCCCGAATACTTCGCGGACAGGCCCATCAATGTCGTATGGCGTGAGGATAATTCGAGCGACAATTACAATTATATCAACAACATACCGGCACAGGAGAGCGATGATGCAACAGAATGATAATCTACCTGACATTCCTGGATACATGCCAAGCGATGTGGGTGAACCCGATTTCTATAATCAAATAACTATAACGTTCGGTGAATTAATAGAACGAGGTGGTGTTAATTGGAATGATGATGAATGGAAGTGGAATTACTACAATGATGAACAGCATAGTCGCATAGATAAAATGCTGGAAGATCACTATTATGATAGGGAAATAGGCGTGCTGCCACCTAACCGTTGGCGTAGACATTTCATCCGGCTTCTGAACGAGCGAATGTCTAACCTGCTGCCATACTATGAAGCGTTGGAAAGCAACGCCGATATAGCGTTGTCGACATCAGACGTATACAATAAGAGCCGTGACGTGTTCTCGGACTTTCCGGCCACGCAGCTATCAGGCAAAGAAGATTACGCGAGCAACGCGACCGACCATCAGGGAGAGGTTATAAGCAATGGAGATTTCAATGAAAAGCTTCATGGCGATATCACCAGCGTGGACATGATGCTGGTCAAGTCGGTCGATTCCTGTTTCAGCAGCATCTACACCGCTTCCATAAGCGCGTATTAAGGAGAGGTAAATGTTTCCTAATATTCTAGCCGGACTGCCGTTCTATGCCATGTATGAGTATAGTCCGACACTGCCTAAATTCTATTATGGCATAAAATCGCAGGAGCAGCGTATAGCATATCTATGCTGTGAATACGATAAGATGATAAGATACATGGACACTATCACCGACGCTGAAAACGAAACACGGGAAGCCGTCAACAAGCTCACAGCATTGTTCGAGCAGTTCCAGCAGTCCGGTTTCGATGATTATTATGCTGCGCAGATTGAGCAATGGGTTAATGATAACATGGAGCGTATCATTTCCAGCGCTATGAAAATGGTGTTCTTCGGATTGACGGACGACGGTTATTTCTGCGCGTACATTCCCGATTCGTGGTCGGATATCACGTTCGACACCGGAGCATCCTATGCCGACCAAACGACATATGGCCGACTAATACTATCCTATTAATCAACAATATCAGGAGATTAAACAATGGTTGCAAGACAATATATTGGCTCACGATACGTGCCCAAGTTCGCGGACCCAGCGCAATGGGATAATACAAAAACGTATGAGGCGCTCACTATCGTGCTCGATCAGGGCAATTCATATACATCACGCCAACCAGTGCCCGCGGGCATCGACATCAATAACGCTGATTTTTGGGCCGAAACCGGAAATTATAACGCGCAAGTTGAGCAGTATCGGGCGGAAGTTGCGCAATTCGATGATAGAATCACCGAAGCGAAAAACACTGGTGATAATAATACGCATATCTTCGAAGGTCTAACAGACTCTCTGCCGCCAACGTATGAAGATATACGTAGTAGATATTATGGTGTTAATGTGGTTTCTCTTGGAGTTGATAATACAGGTACAAAAAATGTATCAACTAAATTGCAAGAAATAATTAATTCCAATAATTATACTGGTTTGTTTTTCCCAAATGGAACATATAATATTGATGCCCCTATAGATACTAAAAATCTATCAGTTGAATTTGCTTCAGGAGCTAAGATCGTTGCAACAAAACAAATAGATTATATGTTTTCTCTGTCTAAAGCGAGAAATGCGGGAACATATACACGTTTACAGTGGCTTGGTGGTGAATTTGACGGGAATGGATTAGCAAAAACAGCGTTTTTGGCAACTCATGCCCTACATATAGGTAATATGCAACTGAGGAATTTTACAAATACTGTATTAGACTTATCACAATGTCACGGAGTACGAGCATTTAACATATATATAGACGGGAATAATGCTGACGTTATAGGATTAAAAACAAGTTTTGACTGCGATTTTAATAATATAGTAATTTGGAATTGTAAAACAGGAATAGTAACGCGCGGCATTAATCATTTTTCAAATATATATATATGGGGAGGTTCAAGTCAAGAAAATCGAATTACTACAGGTATTACAGGTGACGGCACAGATGTATATAGATTCTTGTGTGTAAATCTATATATTGATTGTTGCCAAGTAGGAATAACTACCCCAACTCAAGCAACAATTAATATTACTAATCTATTCACATTTGTAAACCCAAATGATTTACCAAACACAATAGAAGCGACATTATTTGATTTGCCTGAGGGTACTAGAGTTAATTTGACTAATCCTAGATATGACGCAACACGAAATATTGTATTTTCAAAAACACAATTAACAGGACATTTAGGCTTTACTGATAATCAATTTTATACAAACATGAAATATCTGTTTAACTCTTCTAATCTAGACATGCAAAACGGTATGCTAATAGGCACTGCTAGTTCTATTGATATTACGCAAGGAGTTGAAATTGCATATTCAGAAAATGAACAAATAACAGAAGCAATAGTAAGAACTGTTTATGGCGATATATGGAGACATATATTCTTTTCAACTGCTAATAGAGTGCAATTTGATGAAGGTATTGGTGCAAAAATTGAATACAGTCCAACAACGAAAAAATATTATCTAACGCATCGTTCAGGCATAATATCAGGAGTATCTATATATGTATATTTTAAAAACCCGACAAATTCAATTACAAAAGCATATGTGCCAATAGATAGATTTAATAATTTAAATATAGTTACATTGCCTAGTGATTCAGCTTCATTCTAGTTAAAGATAAGGAATAATAACATGAATAATAACATAATTCTTAATGCGTTCGCGCTTATGAGCGCGCTTGTTATCGTAGATTATCTAACTGGACTAGCGAAAGCAGTCAAAAACAAGAACGTGTCATCAAGCATCATGCGCGAAGGATTGTTGCGGAAATTCATGTACTATCTTGTCGCAATTACTGCGCTTATCATTGATATCGAGTCGACAAAAATTGACCTAGGTTTCTCGCTGCCCCTATTCATTCCCACAATCATCGCCATATCGCTTATTGAAATATCGAGCATTATGGAAAATGCGGACGAAATAGACCCCGAGCTGAAAACTTCAGGGATATTCAATCTATTCGATCACAACGGAAAGGACAATAATAATGGGCCTACGAACACCACAACAGGCGCTTGATTACGCTGTAAACAACCTGAAAACAGGCTATAATGATTGGTGTCTGCTGTTCGTACAAACAGCATACGGGGCGCAAGCCACGCAACCGTCAGCGCAGGACGCTTGGAATAATGCGGGCGAGAAACATTCAGGATACCCCAATATCCCGGGACTGCCAATCTATTTCTCGCAAGCCGGGAACCCGTACGGACATATCGCATTATGGGCAGCCCCCGACACCATGTACACTACGGATAGCAGTGTCGGGCACCCGCACTATGATTCAATCAGCAAATGGGTAAACCAGTATGGCTACAAGTATCTAGGCTATACTACAGATTTGGAAAACCAAACAATACCCGGCGTATTCACGCTGGATAATGGAGAAATCATGGCAATCAGCGATGAAGATGCGAAGAAAATCGCGGCAGCAGTATGGCAGTACTCGTGGCCGCCAGCACCAGCAGAGGGCGGCAACATGTATAACATGATGGCACGCATCCTCGAGTTCCTCAAGCGCGTTCCGGCCGACGTGTGGCAGTATGCGTGGAAAGACGGCAAAACCGGTAAGGGAGCTCCCGAAGGCGGCAACATGTATAACGAGGTCGGAAATATCGCGGCTCGAGTCAAGAAACTCAGTGGTCAGTGATATAATGGTTGCATATGAAACATAAACGCAAGCGGCCTAGACGACGGCACCCCATATCATACTGGATAGCTGACCTACTCAGACGATTATACTAATAAGCCACTGCAAGAATTATCTTGCAGTGGCTTATTTATAGCTACTCTTCCTTAAACCTCATCGGCACTATCAGCGCCACGCCATTATATCCGGGTCGCGTAAACATCCAAGGCTTGACACTAGGCGAACCGTACGTTGGCGGAGTCATGCGCAACGGCTCGCCTTTAACAACACCTAAAATACTCGCAATATTACTCAAATACACAGGATTAAACGCAACCGGCTCAAAACTATTGTCAGCAACGGAATCATGCTGAACAAACAACGATTCCACATTCGGAAAACTCAGCGTAGCGCCAGTAGTCCAAGACTTCGAGTCAAGCAAGTCCAGTGTATCCCTAGAGCTAGCAAGCTTGCTCCAATCATCCAAGTTCACGCCATCAATCGAAGTTCCAATCATCGAAGCGTAAGAACGGTCTACAGGAATATAAGAATTATCTTCAATATCCTGCGACAACTCGCCCAAATTCCAGCGCACAACAGTAAACCGATCAGTTAAATAAGCATACTCGCCACGCTTAACAATAACATGCAACGCCGGACGCTGTTTATTATCAACAGCCTTAGACTGTTTAATAATCGCTTTAACCTGAGAACGAGTCAAAACAACCTTATCATTCAAAACACTCATAACACTCACCTTTCACTTACAATAAACATATGTGCCGGTTGCAAGAATTGAACTTGCTACACAAACTTTATAAGAGTTCTGCTCTAACCAATGAGCTAAACCGGCAATATCACACTCACCTTGAAATACGGCCACAAACGGCCACATACCCTAAATTAATCAGCTCACAACACAACTCCCAGCCATTGCGAGAACCAGGGTTCACAACACTCGCTTGAATATTACCCTTACGAAAAACCATTTCATACTGCATAACCACTCCAATAACTCAATTAATTAAATCACTGTTCAACAACCAACACAACAACCATACAACACCACCAACCACAACACGCCCGAACACCACACAACACACCCAAAAATTAGCAAATTGACAAAACAAGAAAAACATGATACAATCAAGCACAAATGCAACGGAGTGACAAAGACGACACGCCCGAGATGATGTCAAGTTGACAAGTAATGAAAAAGG